ATTGATTACTGATTCTTTGGCTAATTGTAAACCCTTACCCGCAGCACCTAACGATTCGTCCTGATATATGTAATATTCCTTTACGCCCTTTATAATATTAGCGCCGGCGCCTGTTTCTTTTTCAATCTCACGGACCTTTTTGATATTAATTGGATCAATTGGACGAATGCCTAAAATACCATCCTTTGGCGTTTTTTCATTAATTAATACTTGGAAATATGCAGTACCATCAACGTACCATTTACGGAATATGTCATATCCCTTATTACTGAAATCTAATAAGTCAGTAATGTAATTAAATTCTTCAACCAATACTTTCTTTAATTTATTACTATCACCGAGTTGGTCTGTATTTAAAGATACAACCTTTTCATCTTCATCAGACACGATGGCTTCATTTGCGATATCATCAATTGCCGAATCAACCTCTAATGTTGAGGCAGCGGCATCCCGATAAGAAAGAATAAGGTTCTTTGTTGAGTTGGCTTCATTGCCCCATTGAATTGTTTGGCCGAAATGTCCACCGGCACCAGATAATATATCAATAGCTCCATCACTATCAGATGGTACAATAGCCTTCAAGTTTTCTTCTTTTTTGGGTTCTTTCTTTTTAAATTCCCAACCAAATATCTCAGCCATCTTTCAGTACCCTTCACAAATTAATTACTATTATTTATATACCAAAAAAGGGGATCTTTAAAGATCCCCAAGCAAATCAATATACGATTATTATTTTACTTTTTCCCAATACGTATACTGCATTTCGACTGTGAACTCCGAAATACCTTCAGCATCGTTTGCCAATTCTACGGCAGCGATGTTAGCAGGCCAGCAATCGATAAACTTATAAGAAGCAATAATGCCTCCTTGTCGATCTAATTGGTGGACTGTCATTACGGCAGCAGTAAATTCGCCAGCAGCTGAAATATTGGTAACATTATCATTGATAGAGTTAGACCAAGCTTCGAATGCATTACGAACTTCCATTGCACCATCGTTTAGGATTGTAATGTTCCAAGGTTCAAATTCGCGATCGCCCGGCACTTGTAACTTACGGCCTCGGAAAGGAACTTCGATTGGCGTGATTACAGATGAAGGTAGCTGAGCCGCCTTACACATGAAAGAAGCCAATTCATTTGAGCCAGAACCTGGGATGTTTAATTCAACACTAAACAGGTTTGAGCGTGCGCCACCACTAAGTAGTTTTGCTTTAAACGAGTCAATACTTAAAGACATATTCTATTCTCCTTAGCCTACCAACTCAGAAAATTCAACACCAGTACGAGTGGCAATGAAGTTCAAGTTGATGAAGTTAATTGAACGCGTAGGCTTGATATAGATATCTGCTACGAAATTGTTGGTATCGATTACTTCAGGAGTGTTGTTTGTTTCATCACACACTACCAAGAAATCAGTCATACCACGACGACCTTTAACATTACGCATGAAAGGTTCTACCATTGATCGGAACTGTGAACGAGTAAACTGATCGTTCTGTTCGAACAACTGGTACTTTGATGCTGTTGCAATTGCCTTCTCAAGTACGATGAATAAACGGCGTACGTTGATACGATCAAAAGCTGATGGACGTGATAGCAAGGTCTTGTCACCAAACAATACAGTGCCTTCGCCAGGAAATGATACAAGAGGGTTAACACGGTTCTTGTAAAGATCATCGCGCTGCGATTTAGTTGGATTCATTGCCAACTTAGAAACACCTTTCAACTGACCACGATTCAGACCAGCAGGCGAGAACCAAGCATCAGCAACGTTATCTACGTTTGCCATCAAACCAGCAGTAAGACCGTTTGCAGGTACCCAACGCATTACGTCATTGTACTTGTCATACATCTTAACAGCAGATGAATCGGCAAAACCATATGAAGATGAATTGATTGCATTAGTGAATGCTAATACATCACCAACAGGATCGGCGTTAGCGACAGTAGCAGCTAGCGGAGGTGAAACCATAGCTACAACGTCTTTACGACCTTCAGCAATTGTTTCAACAGCATACTTAGCGAGTACCGCTTGGCCAGTAGCATCTACAGGCGAGATAAGCAGGTTAACGTCTAGCGTATCAGCATCTGCGAACAAATCCATACCCATCTGCAAATCGCCAGCGGTTACAGCAGAACCATCAGAACCACCAGTTAAAGGATCGGAGATGATCTGTCCAGCGTCAACAAAAGTTGAAGTTGAAGGTCCGCCGACTTCTTGGCCCGGTAATGCTGTTAATTGACTAGGAAGCCCAGTCCAATAAACATATTTTGAACCACTATTTACTACGTTCTTGTAGTAGTTATTTGAGCCATCTTCTTTCTTAGAATCAGATGCCTGTGATACAAAATCAAATTTTTCTAAAATAGTGCCAGGTGTTCCAGTAATGAAACCACCTTCATCAACTACGATAACATGCATTTCGTCAAGCGCACCGCCTCTAGCAGAAACCCAGCTAGATGTTTCTGGCTCTGCATCGAATTGATCTTTATACTGCCATGTTGCGAATGATGTTCCAGCAGTACAAATTTCTACTTTAATACCATTACCTGAAATGCCCGGAGCTTTTGCTGTCCAATTGCCATTAGTACCTTCACCTTGGCCATCTGCAAACTCTTCGTCATATAGGTCTTCATTTAAAACAGCGATACCAGCACCCGCTTGCGCTGTAGCGTTCAAAACGCCGTTAGCTACACGAACTACTTTAAGGTTGTTTCCGTATTTCAAGAAGGAAGCAGCCTGAAAGAAGCTGATAAAATTTTCATCAGTTGGCTGACCGAAAACAGAAACCAATTGACCTTCAGATGAGATCGACATGACTTTGTTAACTGGACCAGCGTTAAATGCTCCTACCAAAGCACCAATACTTGTTGATACGGCAGGTACTACGTTTGTTAGGTCGATTTCTTTAACAGAAACGCCTGGACTTAAACTAAAAGCCATAATGGTTATCCTCTTTCCAATTTAATTTAATAGACAAGATTCATTATAAGAACTAATCAATGTTGTGATAGTATTTATACATATTAAAAAGTCTACTTATAATGTCCAAAAACTTGGATCGTCTTCCGACTCTACCCATCCATTTGGATTTGTCGGTTGTTCTATATGCATGTCGCTTGTATTATAACCAAACGGCATAACATCTTCTTCAATGGCTTTCATACTATCCATGTACAATAATTTGCTCATGTCAATATCAGTATCCATCTTAAATATATCTGTAGTGGTAAACCATGAAAATAAAACAAGGTTCATCGCTAGATCATCATGATTACCTTTCGATGCTTCATAACTAGCGCCTTTAGCTACAAACGTTGATAGCTCAATAATGGTGGACATATCATGTATTTGCAATTGCCCAGATTCAACAATATCTTTTAAGTTTGAACAACCTTGCTGTTTAACTCGCTTGGTCATTTTAACACCTAAATCATCAGACTTTACAATAGATCCTACATGAAGATTTTCATATTCGTATTCATGATAAAGATGATTTGCTACAACAATTCCTTGATCATTTGATTCAATAATACAATATGCCATATTATATAGGTGCGCATATTTCAAAATAACAGCTGGAAACATGAGCGGTGATATAAGCGAAGACTTAAAAACAACAGATTGATTAAATGGCTTCGTTGTTATATCTATAATGTTAAATGTTGATGAATCAAGACCACGACCTTGAGCTACGTCAACTGTCATGATATATTTATGGTCTTCTTTAGGATAGTCATATACCATAACATCATCTTTAAAGAAAATCGGATCTATCGATTTAAGACCCAATAACGCGTCTGGGGATATGAGTGTATTTGAGGACCCAATAAACTGATTACCATATTCCTGATTAAACTGCAATTCAGATGTATTGGAGATTGTCTCTCTCTTCCACTCTTCATCACGGCCAGGAACGTCCCACCAATCAACACGAAATGGCTTGTATGAATTTGTAGCCTGTACAGCGCCTTCCCATAACTTATAAAATACGTTTCCAATACCATTGGCCGTTGAAGTGATAATAACCTTGGTTGTTTTACCGGATGTAATTACTGGGTAAGTTGACGTATAGAATGTAGCATCATTTTCTACAAACGCAAATTCGTCCAAGTACAGAAGGTTAATTGAGAAACCACGAATAGATGATGATGATGTGGCTGCCGCAATAATACGTGAATTATTTGAAAATTCAATTGACTTCTTGTTGAGGACCTTGCAACCGGGCTGTAAGAAAAATGGTAAATTTTCAAGCATCAATGTTACACGTGCTAACATTTCCTGCGAAGTAGAACCTTTGTTTGCAAGGACTGCAATTGTCTTATCGGATTTAAAAATCGAATACCAGAGTAGGTATGCAACAGAACTGATTGACTTGCCGGATTGTCTACATGCCAATACCATAGTAAATCGTGAACTTTCGAAGTGATCAAACATCTTTTCTTGATATGGATACAAGTCAAAGGGGACAAGGCCATGATCAAGATGGATTACCTTAACATAATTTCTTGCGAAGTAAGCAGGGTCTTCTGAGCACTTGATATATTCCTCAAGTTCCCATTCATTATATTCATAAGCAACGCCGTCAGCTTTGACGTTTGTGTTGCCATTATATCCTTGATATCCGTTAGAATTCTTTTCAAACGTCATTATTACTCACAACCTTCTCTTCACGAGCAGCTACTTTATCAGCTAACATTTTCTGAAGCTCTGCTGTAGTGGTGATGAGAACAGTATTGGATCCTTCAGGTTGCTGCGCTGCAACTGCCTTTCCTTTGGCAGTATTGATAATATCTTCCCGCATCTTATGTAATTCCATAAGCTTACCGGTCACATCTGAAACATTCTTAATCATAGTTCCGAGCACTTCATATGTTCTTGGGTGCTCAGATTCCTCAGCTAAAGCAGCTAATGATTCTAACGTATCACTGCCTGTTTGAATAAGTGTATTATATGTTTCACGTGCGCTCTGAAAATCCTTTTCGGCTTCCTTACTAAGAACTCTCTTTTCTTCCGGTATCGCTACTTCATTGGCCATCCTTCACCTCACTCATGCAACTCTTCAATCGCATCAACCGTAGCTGTCGCTCCATTACTCTCAACAGTCTCACCAACTATAAACTCGCCATCAGGCAAATCCAATGTAAGAACGTTGCCTACAATCGTTCTTGCCACTGCACCTGATCCACTTGTCATACCAATTACTTCCTTGCCCGCAATAAATCCTGTTGCATCGGAAACTGTGACTGCAAATACTTCATTAATATCCACTAGTCTTACGCCTTGCACAATACTATAGGAATCGGTCGAGTTAGCTGATAAAGGATCTACTTTCAACCCATAACCTTCAACAGTATGGTGGTTTTCTACATCATGCATATGCATGTCATGCATACCCACATACATTTTCTTAATTGGTCCGTTCTTACCAACAGCACTTGCACCGCCTCTTCCGCCACTAAATTCATTGGTACCATTATCCAAACCACCAAATAAATTTATGCTGATTTCAAACGATAATGTGTATATAATGGTTCTACGCGAAAGGAAATCGCCTTCATAATCATCGGTCATATCTACAGATGAAAGAGTGATTGGCATATCAACAGATGTGTCAAACCCCTCATAAATGTATGTAGAAATTGTATGGGTTGGGTTGAATACTGGAATGATTTGCTCTAGAATCTGAAGGGCATCGCCTTGATTTTTAGCTAGAATAGACAAAGTCATTGACAGCGTATAAGGGGTGGGCTTTCTGTAATAGTTAGCCCGACCTTCTGCATCATAACCAATCAGCTGCATTTTCTGTGCTGAGACCTTCTTATCAGATGCATATGTTAACGCTGAAATTTCAAAAGACATTCTAGGCATTTTGATAGCAATACCGGAATCAAGGACTTCATCCTTTTGATCAAGCCTTGCAAGATATTTCTGCTTCGGTCCATATGCCAATGGTACTTTAATGATATTGCCTGCGGCACCGTCCTTACGTATTACATGGATATTATTAAATAATGATCCGAATACAGAGACGGTATTTTTAATTGTTGAATTATAAAACCAATTCTTATTTGCCATTAGAATGCCTCACCAAACGGATCTGATTCACTGAAGTCAATAATTGCTTCTTCATCGGTGAATGCCTTATTCTGAGCACCGCCGTCATTACCCAATACATCAAGACCCTGTACTACATCAATCTTAATTCTATTTACCGTATCATCAGCAATATCCATTAACAGATAATTTGTATAATCCGTTGATACTTTGAAGTCATGGTAGTTCATATCTGAAGTCTGGATAGAGCCAAGACGAATTGTTGTGCCATCGATCGATGCGATTTCGCCAGATACTGTGACGTCATTACCAAGATTCTGATAATAACGTGTGCCGATAACTGGAAGGATATCCCAATCGCTTACTGTTAATGGTATTGAGAAACCATATTCTGTTTCAAACTTATCGATCGCTTCAACACCAGTATCGAAATTCTCACCAGATTCTTCGAATAATGCACACTCTAACTTGAACATTGTCAGGTTATTTAATTGATAGAAAGGTGCTTCGTTCTCGACAAAATTGACTTCGAATAATGCACCTGTCATTGGAAGGTAAATCAAATCACCTTCTTTTGGAATACCATCAACTAATGTAGAGACATCATCTACTGTTGTTTGCCATGTACGTTTGGCAAGTACAAAGGTTACCTCGTCACGAATCTCCATACCAAACTTCTGGAATAGGTCTCCATCACCGGTATAACTATCTGTATTCTCTACATACATTTCGATGATATGAGACTCGTTAAATTGTGACTCAATATCTTCGTTTAAAATCGTATCGCGCTTGACAATTTCGCGCGGCAGGTAATATACGTCAAGACCATAGATTTTGATTGACTCAATAATCAGGTCTTCGTATAATGTCTTTTCAGATTGTCTGGGATGAAAGTATGCGTTAGTAGCCATAGATTACCCCGTATAAAAATCAGTAGGTAACTCGTAACGTAGACTCATTTCTTCACGAATCAGTGCAATCTCTTCATTCGCAGAATCTAATATAGGCTGGCCGTTAATCGTCACGCCGCCAGGCAATTGCATGCCTTCAAACTTAATTAGGTTCTGACCCCATTGCTGCTTGATAAGTGCCGTGGCATAACGCTTTAAAAACATGTCGTTATAAACATCAGTATATTCTTCAGGGTCAATTGTCTCATATCCATCCAGCACAATCCAAGTACCTTCTTTAAGCTCGGAATCCCAATTTGAATCAATCATCAAACGGTTTGTATGTCGTGAGAATCGAATATGAGATAAGGGAGATAATTGAGAGTTGACAAGAGATACGTATTGCTGTTGCATTACCAGGTCGGTGATAGCCATGCTGGATCCAAGTAGGTACATGTCATCAAGACGCATTTGATATTGTGCTGAGAACGCTCCAGACATCGATGATGATCCGGCAGCTGATAGGATACGTGATACCCACATCATTGACTCGGGTACTGTGATGTACTGATTTGTAACGTCTTCTGCAGTGATTTGATATTTGCGAAAGTTCTTCCACATTGCATCTGAGTTATATTCATTATAGAATTGAAGTGCATCATCAATACAGTCTTCTACTTGTACATCTGCGATGTTCAAATCTATAACAGGCTCGCCCAATTTACGGCGGCAATAACTTATTAAATCAACTCTGCTTGCTATCATTCTATTCTCCGGAATATACTATTTAACTATATTTATACAATCAAAAAGATACCGGATTATATAAACTCGACCTTGATTCTTTTTCCAACGTTAATTGTATATTTTCAATAATATTTTCTTGGCGAAGGAATAGATATTGTCTAATATCATCACCAATAATATGGGGCAGATCTACAATAGTATATGTATCTTCACTATGCCATATTATATCAAATATATCATAAATGTACGCATCGTAATTATCAATTGCGGAAATATGATTGCCCACCTTTTCCAGAGCGGGATGGTCAAAGGTATTTAAAAATCTTAAAGTATTATTTCTTTGCCTAATCAATTCATTCTTGATTAAGTTTTCCATCCTAGTTCTTTGTTTTTTAAGAGTGTCTGCATCTGTATTATTAGACGACGCCAAAGTGGATAATGTATTTTCAATATAAAGAACAGATGTATTTGCACTTTTTTGTAATTGTAACCGTATCACAGTTATTAATGTATCATCTTGAATTTTATTATCTATGTCATGCGCATAATATAATTCAGTAGACAATACCTGTTGAAAAGAAGCAATCATCCTCTTTTCTAAATACTTGTCTATGTATGGGGTTACCATTGGCAACAATACAACTAACGCGCCCAAAAAACCATATCGTTTAATGAAGCTTGTTTTTATATTGTCTGGCTCATCCTTTACTTTACCGACTTCGGTATCAGGCGTTTCTTGACTCATACCTAATCAGTCCTTATTTTTTTAATTAATTACAGAGAATATACTCTGAATAAGCGGCGATTCTTGAGCCCATTGAAAAACCCCAAACGACACAATTGTTCCTAAGATTATTTCTAAAGCTTCTTTCATGTTAGGTTTCCTTAATTTCACCTTACTTGGTAGCCAACCACTTTATTAATTCTATAAGCGTTCCGGCAATTGAAAATATCAGAATAAGCGCAGCCATCCGATATGTTTTTGTTATCTTATTATCCAAAATAACATCTTCTTGTACGAGCCTTTCAAAATTACTTGTGCAGGCCTGTGACATTGGATGTTCTCTTCTATCACCATCCTTTATAGGATCCCATGATTTAGTTTTAATTATATCAACCTTTTTCATGGGTAGATAACCTCTTATGTTGGTAATTGTATTTATAAGAATCAATTATTCAACAATAAGGATTACCGGCTCCAATTTAAACTTATATTTTCGCCAATGCGAACATTCATAATAGCCAGATACTACAAGTTGTAAATGGCCGATTGGCGCTGTTGATGGTATTAATGTAGCCACCCGATAAACGTCATTATCTGATAACGGTATATTGGTAGACCGCATTCCCTCTGACAAATAATAACCACCTTCACCAGTCCATGTTCGTGAATATAATCCAGGACATGTAGTTGTCTTAGTAAGCGTCCATTTGACTAGGATAGTTTGGCCCGGCTGAACATTATTATCATAGCTACCGTACCCTGTTATCTTAGGAGCTGGGAACATTATAACCATTGCAATGGCCAAAATAACCATTGCAATTGGGACTATAAACTCCGGTCTTATTTTCTTCATGGATTATTATACCCTTACCTATTTTTTATTAATGTGTTTCCGATACGCTGTCACGAAGTCGGGCGACTCATCAGCAACTCGTCTGCCATCTTCAAGCCAACGTCCGTAACTATTAACTTCAAATAAAAATTTAAGATCTCTTCTTTGGTTCTTGCCCTTGACTGCATTTGTAATATTATCAAGAACCTTTGTTTGAGAACCTTCTACAACATACAGCAGGACAAGGTGATTAGAGTTACCTTCTGTTATAGCCTTGATCTGACACCAACCCAAACGAAGATTTTCTTCCGGTATATCAAGCATTCTTAGAGTAAAGAACTTAGCTAGTGCAAAGTCGTCACAATCGCCTTTCTTACTAGCCAATGTTTCTTCTAGTGACTGCCAATAATCTTCCTTTTTATGTTGCTTTTGATCAGTAGTATATCTCACATACCTATTGAAGAACGTGTTTACTGCTCTAATCTTATTCTCGGTAGTGGCGTTAGCGTACTTAACCAGAAGCCTTGCATGGCGTTCATCTAACGGCATTGACTTGAAGAAACTAAAAAATCCCATTCTATACCTCTGTTGTTTTAAAATTTTTATAATATTTTAGAAAGATCATAAATAGAATTTATGTTAAAGTATATCAAGAGCATGATTGCTTAGTGGTGTGGTGAATATATAAGCAGAACCGGAACCAGTTAATGCGTTATCGTCATCCAGGTAAGCACCAACAACTATTCTACCAGAACCAACCGCAACGCTGGTGCCAAAGTAGTCATCCGCATTTGCACCAGTACCATATGCACCATTAATTTTATTGATAAAGTTACCATCAAGATCAAATATATAAGCCGATCCAGATTCAGATCCGTTATCGTCATCTTGTATCGCACCAACAACTATTCTACCAGAACCAACTGCGACACTCCGACCAAAGAAGTCAAGCGCAGCAGCACCAGTGCCACCAGTACC